TTCTTTTTAGAGATTCTGCTTTATATATTAATTCATCTACTGATGGTCAATTAGATATTGTTGCGGATACAGAAGTACAGATAGCAGCTACAACAATAGATATTAATGGTGCAGTTGCACTTAACGGCGCTATTACTGGTGCTACTAATATTACTTTATCTGGTGAACTAGATGCAGCAACATTAGATATATCTGGTAATGCTGATATAGATGGAACAACAAATTTAGATGCTGTTGATATTGATGGTGCAGTTCAACTAGATGCAACATTTACAGTTGGAGCAGATGATCAAGGATATGATGTAAAATTATTTGGAGACACAGCAAGTGCCTATATGTTATGGGACACATCGGCTGATGATTTAATTCTTGGTGGTGCGGCAGGTTTAATTGTACCAGATGGACAATTTACTTTAGGAAGCACAGCAGTTACATCAACCGCTGCTGAGATTAATTTAATAGATGGTGGTACTTCAAGAGGTACTACAGCAGTAGCAAGTGGTGATGGTATATTAATTAATGATGGTGGTACAATGCGTATGACCAATGTTGATACTGTATCTACTTATTTTGCAAGTCATAGTGTTGGTGGTGGAAATATTGTAACAACTGGAGCATTAGATTCTGGTTCAATTACTTCTGGATTTGGAACTATTGACACTGGTTCATCAACTATTACAACGACAGGATTAATTACTGGTGGCTCATTAGATATTGATAATGTTTTAATTAATGGGACAACTATAGGCCACACAGACGACACTGATTTAATAACTGTGGCAGATGGATTAGTAACTGTTGCAGGTGAAATATCTGTAACTACTTTAGACATTGGTGGAACTAATGTGGCATCTACTGCTGCTGAATTAAATATTGTAGATGGTAATACATCTGCAACATCAACGACTTTAGCAGATGCAGATAGATTAGTAACAAACGATAATGGAACGATGGTGCAAGTAGCACTATCAGATGTAAAAACGTATTTAACAAGTGCTGGATTTTCAAGTGAAGACCCCACTGCCCTTGCAATTGCGCTCGGATGATATTATAATAGGAGGATAAATGGCTAATACTTTTAAAGTTGTAACTAAAGCAGGAGTAACTAGTGCTGATGTTACTGCAACAGTTACGTTGACTTCAGATACCTCTAACAGAGCAGGAGCTAATAACGAAGCCAACCAAGCGGTTGAACTTGTTACTACGGCGCCGATTCCTGTTGGCGGATCGTTGGAGTTGCTTTCAGGTAACAAAGTTGTGATGGAAACAACAGACACGCTGACATTAACAGCGACTGGTGCGGCTGACATTGCTTTGTCAATAATGGAGATAACGTAAAATGGCATATGTAGGAACACCCTTAGATACAACTAATGCATTTCAATCATTAGCTGGTAAAAGATTTAATGGAGATGGAAGTACAACTGATTTTACATTAGACTCTTCACCAAACAGCACACTTGATATTGAAGTTTTTGTAGAAAACGTAAGACAAGATCCAAACTCAGCTTATACTGTAAGTGGAACAACTTTAGCATTCACAGGCGCTCCTCCTAGCGGCACGAATAATATTTATGTTGTACACCAAGCAAAAGCTGTAGGGACAATAGACCCAGCTGTTGGCTCAACATTAGATTTAAATGGTGCGGCTGAACTTGTTCTTGATGCTGACGCTGATACAGCGATATCAGCAGATGCGGCTGATGACCAAATAGATATTAAGATTGGTGGTAATGATGATTTTAAACTAACTGCAAAAACACTTACTATTGGTGGTGGTGCAGCGGCAGATACAGCTATTGTATTCGATGGCAATGCACAAGATTTTTATATTGGGCTAGATGATTCTGGAGATGAATTACAAATAGGAAAAGGTAGCACACTTGGAGCAGGCAGAGAATTAAGTTTTGGTGCTTCTGGCCCTGTATTTAATGAAGATTCCGACACACATGATTTTAGAATAGAAACAGATGACCAAACTCATGCTTTATTTATTCATGGTGCTAATGACAGATTTCATTTGTTTAATAGCTCAACAAGTTTAGTATCAAACAGTTCAGATGTTTATGGTGTAGAACTTGTTTCTGGTGGCTCATTTACTGTAAGTGCAAATGGTAGTGCTCCTTTAGATATTAATAGACAAAATAGTGATGGAAATTTAGTAAATCTTCATCAAGAAGGAAATGGAGAAGGCACAATTGCTGTTAGTGGTAGCACAGTAGCATATAATACTTTTTGTGGAACTCACTGGTCAAGATTAGCAGACAATTCAAAACCAACTATACTCAGAGGAACAATTATTGAATCTATTGCAACAATGATGGATTGGTATCAACTTGAATACCAAAAAGAAGATGGACATACATTTAAAGAATCTATTGCATTACCAAATGGTAAAAGCACAGGTGACAACCACACCATGACAATAGATGGAATTTCTCGTACAGGAAAAATATTAAAAGAAGATAATGAACAATTACCTATGTGTAAAATTTCAGACACAGCAGACAGTAAAGCTGTGTATGGCGTATTTATGGATTGGGATGATAATGATGATGGCTCAGATGGAGACGTAAATGATATGCACGTTGCTTCACTTGGAGCATTTGTAGTAAGAATACATAAAGACCAAACAGTTGCTATAGGTAATTGGTTAGTAAGTAATGGTGATGGTACAGCAAAAGTATTAGCGGGAAACACAACAATAACAGCAGATGTTCAAAGTTCTATAATAGGAAAAGTAACATCAACAACAAAAACACATACACATGGTGATGGTTCGTATTGCGTTCCATGCACATTGCATTGCGGATAAAAGGAGTAAAATATGGCACAAACAAAAATAAAAGCAGGTGGATTTGACGCAGATGTCATAACAGGCACTACTGCATTAACCACCGAGCCAGATTCAACTGACGAGCTACTCATCAGTGATGGCGGCACATTAAAAAGATTAGATATAGATACTATTTATAACACACCTGCATTTCAAGCTAGAGCCACTTCTAACCAAAATGTAGACGATGCAACATCTACAAAAATGGAATTTGACACAGAAGATTATGACACAGATAGTGCTTATGATGCATCTAACGACCAATTTACAGTTCCTTCTGGAAAAGGAGGGAAGTACTTCTTGTATGCTAAAGCTAAAATATCTTGTGGCACAGTTAATACATTAAACTCTTCTGTTTTACTTTTTAGAATTGGAAGTAATGAAAGATATGGACTTGAATTTTTTGGTAATGGTATTGTTTCTGGAACAGTAGAAACTGTACAAGCATCAGGATTAAATATTACTGCGACTCTTGATTTAAGTGCGGGTGACGTTGTATCAGTTTATGGTTATGCTAACGTATCAAGTGGTCAAGCACAATTTCAAACAGGTGATAATTACTCCATTTATTTTGGTGGATATAGAATATCGGGAACAAGTTAATGGCTAATTTATCTACAAAAGTAAAACTATATTGTGAAGCAAATGGCAAGACTGCTATATTTCAAGAAAACGTATTTTTGCAAAATGATAATGATGGTAAAGGTTCATATATTGCAAAGTGGTTAGTAGATGGACTTGCAAAACCAAGTGATTCTCAACTAGCATCTTATGAAACATCTGGAAATACAAAAGATAGTAATAATGTTATTAGAGATAAAAGAAAGGCTGAGTATGGTTCTGTTGGAGACCAACTAGATTTATTGTATAAAGATATGATAGCAGGTAAAGGCGATTCGACTGGTGAATGGTTTAAAGCTGTTAAAAAAGTTAAAGATGATAATCCAAAGGAGTAAAACATGGCACTAAGTAAAATAGGAACAAATAGTATAGCAGACGATGCAGTAACTACGGCAAAGGCAACTGGTTTTGGAAAACTTGGACAAGTTGTTAATGCAGTGTTTGATGTAGACACTGATGTAGGTTCAACTACATTTGCAGATTTAACAGATGGTTCTGGTGAAACTTTAGAAGTAGCTATTACTCCATCCGCTACAAGTTCTAAATGTTTAATTGAATATACAATTCAAGCATCAATGGCTAGTAATAGAGGTTATAAAACAAAATTATTAAGAACAGTTGGTGGTAGTGACACTGCTATAATGACTCAACCAGATCAAAAAGATACATACGGAGATGGCGACACACACGCTCAAAGAAGTTCTGTTCAATTTTTGGATAGCCCCTCAACAACTTCGGCGATCACGTATACCGTTCAAGTTGCTACAGACGGAGGTGGCACAGTTACTTTCGCTAATGGTAATTCTCAATGTATGATTACAGTTATGGAGATATTAGCATAATGGCATACGTAGGACAAGGAATTAAAGGAGGTACATTTAGCGTACTAGATACAAGTGGAAACACTTATAATGGTTCTAATGTGACTTTTGATTTAGGTACACAAGTAGGATCCCCTGCACAGCTTTTAGTCTCACATGACGGGGTTATACAGAAACCCGTAACAGATTATACAATAGCTACAGGTGGAACACAGATTACATTTACAACTG